CGACCGTCTACCCACGCTTTCCGTGTGTTACCCAATCACCTTGCGACGGTGTAGGTCATGGAACTTGCCGATTGTTACTGTCTGGGGTTGCTGAGAGTGTAGAGAATGTACTCCATGTCGCTTGGCTTCCAGACCGCTGCATGACAGCCAGCCATCTCACAAGCGTTTAGCCAAATCTTTTGTCCAGGCGTTGTCTTGCCCTTCTCTGCTTTTAATTCAATAACCAACGGCCGACCGCCTTGGAACGGATGCACCATGAACAGATCAGGGAAGCCTGCGTCGCCTTGCACGTTTGTCATCCAGCGTCCTCGACTGTTCTGTGCCGGCAGATCATGATGCACAAGCCAGCCATAACGCTTGGCGACGCTAATCACCATGTCCTTGAAATCGGCTTCGCTGATCTTGGCGTCTAACTTCATTAGAGCGATGCCGACCAAACTTTGTCAGCCAAATGCTTGATTGCCCACCGCACAAATTGCTTTGCTTCGCGCTGGTCTTCGTTGTCCATGCGGTCATAAATGCTTTGTAGCCGTTCAATCGCGCTAATCAATTCATCCAATGTCATTTCAGCCTCTCAATTATTTTGCTTGCTTCGTGTGATTTCAACAGCTCAAGAACTGCGCTGTCATCGTTCAGTTCGCGATGTATGAACTCCAATAATCCGAGGTCATCCATGTTGGCGTCTTTAGCCAGTTTCTTGATGTAACCAATTTGCTTAGGTGTGGCGAATGCACCAGAGGGTATGTGCACTTTGTTTGTTGACTGTTCTTGCCCACCTAGGCGCTCGACTTTTTGCATCTCATTGCGTGACGGCCTAGGCGCGCCACCAGACCCCTGTAATGGGCAGTTGGCAATAGCGCGACCAATGGCGCTTGTTTCGCAGTTCTCTACAAATGAGGTTGCGTTGACGCCACGATCGGATTTGATTTCTTCTGCGTAGCCCGTAGCGACTGGCACCTTGTCGTCCTTGTCGGCGTACAACTCTGCATAGAACACGCAAGCATCGCCTGTGTAGTTCATCATGCAGGTATACACACGCCCGTTTGGGTATGCAGCCCACCAGCGGACTAGGCGTTGCTCGACTGTTTCGTAATTGCTTAGATCAAAACCCATCAAATGCTCCTGATTTCACGAGTTTCAATAAACGTCTTCCACTCTGGACGCTGATTCAACATAAGGCGCGCGTAATGAGCTGCATAATTGTTGTTTATTTTGAATTGGCTGTTTGGGTCTTCTGCACGAATCATTGAGTTATATCGGCATACTTCAAACAACAGTTGAAGCCCAATTCTTTTTCTGCCTTTAAGCCATAGGTCATCGGCAAGACGCATCAACTCGTCAAGAATGTGAGGGTTTTTCTTGTGGTATTCAAGAAACTTCTCATAGATTCCTGTTGGCGGTTGAAACGCCGGATGGAACTTTAGGCCGCCTAAGCCGTTTGAAATGTTGAACAGTTGGTCATTCATTGTCGGAATCTCCTGTCGGTTAGGAATGTGCTTGTAGTGCTTTGATTGCTAAGTCGAGTGTAGTCACATCGTGTAATGGCATTGGGTCTTCTAATGACAACGAGTTCTTCATGCCTTTTAGACGCTGGATGATTGATGCGTGAGGGTTTTTGCTGACTGACATGATTTCGTCAATAAGACCGAACATTGCCATTGTGTGATTTGTTTGCATTGCTTGCTCCAATACCATTCGTCGGGTTTCTTCAGTAAGTTCGCCTTGATTCCATGCAACACCTTCGCTCATTTTGTTGACCATGGCCCCCAGCCGAACCCGTAGCGCTCGACTCCGTAGTTGTATATTTCTAATCCAGCGAGCAAGTTAGTCTCGGCGTGTAACAGGTCTGACGTCTGGTTAATAATGCCTTTTTTCTGCAACCATTTTGTCCATGACCGATCGTTGATTTGCAGCAACCCGTAATCCTGTGACTTGTCTTTGTTTAGCGTTTTGTTGTGGGCCTGCGGTGTGCAGTTTGACTCGCGTGCCATCACAGACTCGAGCACGGTGCGTTGATCGGCAGGCCAGCCAAGGTTGATGGCAAGCGCGCTGAACTGCTCACAAGCCGACGTGTACGGGTCAATGTAGATTGTTGAGCTTGTGGTCGTGGTTGGCTCAATCAGGTATGGCGTAACGTCCAACGGCGCTAAAGCGATAGTTCCAGACGGGCTACCAGACGCGTCAGGAGCGCCTACAGCGACCGTAAAACCAAAGACCGTACAAAGCACTAGCCCAATGATTTTCTCTGCAAAATAGTTCATAATTTCTCCAAAGGTATGGGCTGACCCCATTGTGAGGTTGCCGATCTGAATGCGATTTGTCCCAAAAGGAACTTGCCCGAGTCGGGGTTAGTAAAGATCTGAACCAAGATTTCTTGGCCGTTGTCCATCACTCCTGTATAGACGCTGTAATCAAAGATCTGGATGTCAGTCATTGCCTGTCCTTTTGTCGGTACTCCGACCCTAGAACATAGATCAAGCCTTGGGTGGGATTTCCCCGAACACCTTTAAGAATGCGGCTTTCACCCAAATCACCGAGTCGGCCGCTTGTGGTGTGATCTCAATGTGGAACCAGTCGCCACCTGGTGCACCGTGGATTGTTGGCTTGTCATACTTCTGCCATGCGTACCGATCGCAACGCCATGCTCGACCTTGTGGTTCTGGGAAGTAATCCAAAATACATTGCAAGCCAAGTTCGTTGGCGTTAGCAACAAGTTTGTCAATAAAGACCAACGCTTCTTTGCGTCCTGCTTTTGGGTTCTTTTCGCTTTTGCGATACGACAAGTCAACCGCGCGACCAGTTGCGTGAACGCTCAATGAGCCTGGTTTACCGCGCATGTCACGTTGACCCCATGAACCGTTATTCCATAGCGCGCCATTCGATACGGCAATTGCTTGTTTGATCCATTCGTTCATGCCGGCACGGGGCGCTGGTGATGCACCGTCAGCGTTGCCGATGTAGTCGCGTGCGTTTGGCACGCCTGGCTTAGCCTTGGCTATTGCCACGACCGAAAGCCTCATCGTTTTTGTTTACCCAACGGAGCAATGGTGGGATGACAGCTGCAATTGCGCCTTTTGCGTAATCGCGTGGGTCGGTTGCGCCTGTGGTGTAAACGGCGATAAGCGCGCCAACAAGTGAACGTGCGTAACTGGCGAGCATTGCTTTGTCTTTAGCCTTCATCGTCTTTGTCCTTTGCTTTGTTCTTAAGTCCGTTGGATGCCAGTAAGCCTATTAGACCGCCTGAGAGGGTCATCAGCATTGGGTTTAGTACTGAGAATGCTTCGGCGTCATTTGGGGCTTGCTCGAGTGGCTGTGTGACAAATAGCAGGCCGTAAAGCAACGTAAAAATTGAGCCCACGAAAGCGAGCGTTAGACCAATGCCGACAATCAGGATTAGTCGAGCCTTGATTTCTTCATTGGTGTATTTAGCCACAACGACCAGTCCCAACTTGTAGATCAGATGAGATCGTCACAGGCTGGTTGCCTGCGCGCACACAGTTTTTGCGTTCACGATCAGAACAGCCTGAGCATCCCCACACAACGACCGCGATAAGCAAGCCGTAGCCGATGAGGTAACGCCATTTCATTCTGGGCGTGTTGGGAAAGCGATTTTCTTTGGGTCTTCGTTGCTTGCTGGTAGGTCGCGCAATGCTTGACGGTAGGTTTTCCAGGCGGTTTTGTTGACTGTGCTGTCTGTAAGTTGTGTCCAGTCGCAAGCGGCAAGTTCGGCGTTGCGCCAGTTGCGGATGCGCTCAAAAAGGTATTCGGCAGGTACTTCGTCTGCGTTTTCGTATGGTGCTACAAAGTTTTCGTAGTTCATTTATGCCGCCCTATAAATAATTAGACCCGAAATACCATCGTTTACAGCTGGGATTACTGGTGCTGTAGCGCTAATGCTGTTCAAAGGTCCGTTGAAAGATGAGTTAAAGAAGAGTCCAATTTTTGATGTGGTTTCTATATATGTCGTTGCAGGGTAGACGGCGTTTGCGCTTTGGTCAAAAAACTGTGTGAAGCCAGATTGGATTGTGTAGTACTGCGTGACCGCGCTTGCCGTTACTGGCAGCGAAACTGAATAGATACCTACACCGGGGACTACGCCAGAGGAACCAAAGCGGATAAGAAAATTATAGATAATTAGATTTTGTATTCGCGCATAGGACCCAACGGCGGATGAACCTGTTCCTAAAGTTGGGTTAGTAGTTGCAGCTGTAAGAACTGGTGTGTAAGAAGTCCACTCACCAATGCCGTTAAGTTCGGCTGCGGTAAGGACATTGCCTGCTACAAAAGGAAATGGGTTAGCCATAGTGTCTCCTATCCTAAAACATTGAACTGGTCAAGTGTGCCATACGTCAGCGAGTCCAAAATCAGCTCATAAACGATGACCGTTGGGGCAGTCGAGTACAAGACCCTATGCCCTGTGGCAAAGTCCAGGTGATGCTCAATGCCTTCCACGCTTAGGTCTTGGGCCAACTGGGTTGTGCCACCACCGCTTGGAAACGTTTTTTCAATAGCAATCGTGTCACCAATTTCAACGGTTGCCAGCGTGTCCTTCTGCGCGTCGGTCAGCATAAGAAATTTGGTTTCAACCGATGTGAACCGTGGCTCTGGTATTGGGTTTAGTAAGTAACTGGCTGCGGTGTTTATCGATGTTTGCTCGTGGAGCAGGCTGTTCAGGATGCTGCTGGTCTGAATAAAATAGGTTGCAATTGAGCCTGCGTTTGTGGCTGTTGCGGTGTTGTTGTTTAGACCTGTTACGACAGATCGGTTAATTACTTCGTTGGCCTCAAATGAAATGCCCAGACCGTCATATTTGATTTCGGTGCCGTCGTCATGGAAGTCAGCCACAGACGCGCTAAGGGTTGTTCCAATGCGATTCTGGAATGTAATGTTTCCGTCCCTCGACATAAACACACGCCCGAATTCTGCAGTCTCATTGATCTGGGTTATGTATTGCAGAACGTTTGTTCCGGCAGGGACGGTGTACGAGGCGGCATGACCGAGGTTGACTGTGCCTGTAGCAATGTTGCGTTGTAGCGCTGGAAAATCAACTTCTGGTAGATCAAGCACGGTTTCTATGCGTTCGCCTGATGTTTCGGCGGTGACGTTTAGTTCGTTCATGTAGGTCTGTGCGAGCAGGTAGAACTGGTCAGCGCAGTAAACGGTTACGGTGTCCAAGCCGCCAAGTGCAAAGTTGTAGTCATAGTTGACGACATAGCCCGAGAACAGGTATTCAGGGTCGCCAGCAAGGTCGTAGCGGATGAGCTGCACTTTGCGCATTGGTGCAAGACCTGGCTTTGATTGCGGTGTGTCGTAATACGGGCTGTTGTCGTCAAATGGGTTGAAAATGCCGTCCACGTCGCGGATGGTAAATGTCATGGTTCCTGCGCTGAACTGATCGCCCACGTCACGGCGACCGCGCCTGACATTGACTTGCGTGCAGTCAGCCATGACGTCGGCATATTCGGTATTTCCGTCGAGCACAAAGAACGTGTTGTCAAGCACTCCTGATGTCACGTTGTCAAGCGTGAACGAGTTAACAATAAACCCTGTTTCTATTTGCAGGTCATAATTGCCTGACTCGACAACCGCAACGCCTGGCATTAGGCAATGTTCAGAGCCAACGGCCCTGCACTCCGTGAGTAGGCGCGCAAAGCATTAACAACAGATTCACCGATCTCTGCACTTGTAGCAATGCCACCTGTGACGTTGATTGTGACGTTTCCGCCGCCACGGTTGTATTGATCTAATGGGATGATGGCTTCTGGGCCTGCTTCGCCGACCATGCCGATCATTGGTGATGTAACAATGCCACCTTCAGCAAACCGTGCGATGCTGTCGCGTCCAGGATTAGGTCGCGGTAATTCGCCGCCGCCAGGTGTCATACCGCCGCCGCCACCACCGCCGATTGTTGGTATATCAATTGTTGGTGCTTGTGGAATGTTTGGCAGCAAAGGAATTGAGTTATATACGGCAATAATTGCGTTGACCACGTTGATAGCGGCATTGACCATGCCCTCAAAAAATCCAATAATGGTGTTGACAATTGTGTTTACTCCGTCGCGAAACCATTCAAACTTGTTGTATGCGGTTACCAAGCCAACAACAAGCAAGGCGATGCCAGCAGCGATCAGGCTGAATGGGTTTAAGGCCATGGCGATGTTTGTGGCCACGATTGCAGCTGCGACCGCGCCAATGGCTCCAGCGATTGCCAAGAACGCTTGTGGGTTGTCTTGAGCCCATGCAGCAAACTTGTTGAGGATTGGGAGAACAGCCTCGACTATTGGAAGCAAGGCCGCACCAATTGATTCGGATGTTTCGCCAATGGAGTTTTTCAGGATTGCCATTTTGCCTGCAGCGGTTTCGGCTGCTGCTGCAGTTGACCCGCCAAAAGTGTCGCCAAGCACATCCATGACATCGTTAAGGCTTGCGCCGTCTTTAATCATGCTTGCCATCTCTGGAGACAACGTGCGGAGCGCCTTAAAGTTGCCCTGATACGCCTTGGCAAGCGCGTCAGCGACTGTCGTGGAGTCCATCTGCAAAGCGGTGCTAATATCCATGACAAGGTTCATGTCCTTCATGGCAACACGAACATCTTTAGTGCCACGCGTTAAGGCTTCAAGGCTCTTGCGATAATCCGTATCTGCAATACCTGACGCTCGACTCATTGCCGAAATTTGGTCTTCAACTTCTGCAATTTGTTTTTTGGTTGCGCCAGTAACATTTGTCAGAGTTAACGCCAAGGCCGCCTGTTCTTTTTGGTCTTCCATTGCAGCCTGGGTTGCTTTACCAAGCGCAGCCGCCAAACCAGCCAACGCTGCAGCTGCCGGGACAGCCGCCTTCTTGATTGCAAATTGGGCTTTCTCAGACGTAGTTTCCAGTTGCTCAAACTGCTTAATAGCCTTACTAATGCCCTTGCCGTCAAATTCGCTGATGATCGGGATGTTGATTGCCATTATTTAGTCTCTCTGTTTGCTTCGTCCATGACGCGCTTGACTAACTTCTCCATCTCGGACATGACATCGCCGTCGCGTTTCTCGTACGCTTTCCACATTACTCGCGAAGCACTCCCATAGCGTGCAGTTAGCGCTCGACCCAACGGCCCAGACATGGATGTGTCAAACATGGTGCCAGTAGCGCCCTGCCATTGAATGAGAAACGTGCCGACATTGCTTTTGTTGCCAGCGTATTCTTTAATGTTTCTGGTGTTGATCTTGGCGGCAATCTTCTGTTTCATGCCAGGTATCCATGGCAACATTTTGAACCCTGATCGAGTGCTCCAGTTGCGCGCCATACCAGACAACGGGACACCAGACGGCACAAGATTGTTGGCGTCGTCAATAACAGGCTGAACGATTTTCTTGTAATCCTTAGTAATTTCACGGCGCAAAGACTTATCAATCTTGTTAAGGGTCTTAAGAGCATCTTTGAGCCCAACAACCTCAACTTTGGTTGATACTGAATCCACGTCATCTCCGTTTTTTGTTTGCCTCGTTAAGCACTTTAATGACCGTTGCCAAGTCTTTTGAGTCAAACACAATGTCGCTGGGCCACCAACCGACCGCGACCAACATTTCGGCTAATTGGCGACGGTAGGTGCCGCGTCCGTAGGGTTTGTATCAGTTTCATCCAGTACCGGCATAATGTCGATGTCAGGGTTTTTGCTTAACCATTCACGCCAGTTGTCACCAACTTGCTCGCCTTTAATCTTCAGGATTGTGTGCATCCAACAGGCATAGTCCGAATACAACGGGTTTGCTGATAGTTGCTGAATGTTGCGACGCTCTAAGCGTTCCCATTCGGTGACTACAAACAGGTTTGTGTAGTAGTACTCGGGCGCGCTGTCAGGCGTGCGCTTTAACTGCAACTTGATTTTCATTGTTCTCCTATGTCGGCTTGGAGCCGTTGTTTATACAGTTGTATCGACTGAGTACGTTCCGCCCTGAAATTCCAAATCCCATTGCGACAACTCACCCAAACTCGCATTAATTACAGGAATTGATGCAAGGTAGGTGTCAGTCAAAATAAAACCAGGGTTAGTCGCTCCGTCTACAGCTGCAGTTGGATTTACTTTGACGGTGCACTTTGTACCCAGCAATGGTGACAATGTTGCATACGACTGCGATGTTGCGTATGAAGCAAACACCGTAATTGTCAAACTATTTGAAAAGAGGCCCGACGTCATGGTGCGGGAAGTTTGGCCGAACGATGTATCTTCCAGAGCTTCCGCGGTGACCGTCAAAGTTGCGGCGACCACATCGTCGCTGATGTCGGCAATTGTTCCGATAGCGGCTCCGACTTGGACTTTTGGATTCGAGAGGTAAGTTGATGCTGGCATGTGTGCTCCTTAAGTTCTGATCTGATAGTAGATGATTTGTATTGGGTAGTTGTGGATTATGCGGTTTGGGCTTCAATAGCGCAATCAAGGTCATAGCACGGGTACAACGCGCCACCAATCTCAAGGCTTGACGGACGGCCAGCCATGACAATGATTGACGAGCCAAGAACACTTGCCACAATGCTCAAGATTGATCGGAGCACCGGCAGACCTGCAGGCCCTGAGCCAATGACCTTGATCGGAAACTCGAGGCGCACAATGTTGCCGTTGCCAGCAAACGTGGTGAAGTTCGGCGCGTCAAGATACACGCAATTAGGCACAAGTTTGGTTGGGTCGTTTACAACGCGCAAACCAGATACAGCGGTAAGCGTCGCGGTGACATCATCAATTGCTTCGTTAAACAGGTCGGTGTACGACATCAGGCAACCGCTGGACGAGGAATACCTAAGAGCTGCTTCACGATCGGGGTTAGGCTTTGCTGTGGGGCAGAACCCATGCCATCAAACGTGGCGTAGGTTGACTCTATTGAGCCCCTAGAGCGCCACAGAGCGGCGCAATACATCAAAGTGCCCAATGTTGCATCTCCGCCAGGAGAGGTCGTTAGGGAGTCGATATAGCCCGATTCCTGACGCCTGCGATAACAGAACTGATTGCCAGCAGACACGGATTGCGTGAGCAATGTGTAATCGTCCGATGGGTTGGTGATCGTGATGCCCAAATAGGTCATGACCTGCGCGGCCGTAACCCATGTGCAAACAGGGTCATTGGCAACGGTGCCTGTTGCTGCGACACGCTCGACATCGTCTGCGGTCTTGGCGTACAGCACTTGATCAGCAATAGGAACTTGATAGTCGTACAACAGGTCGCCCTGTGTATCAATGCCAAGAAACAAATACTGTGGCAATGCGCGCACCGAGTAAGTGCCGTTGAATGTTGCGTCAACTCCAGCGACCGTGATTGAACTGCCGACTGCAATCTCCGATGGGGTCAGGAGTTGCAGTACGGCAAAGTTGTCAATCAGGTACTTGTTGGTAACTGTGTATGTAGCCATGAGCGGATGCTCCGCTCTCGACTAAGCCTGGGTGATCTTGCGAATCATGCCACCGATTGCAGCAAAGGTGCTGACGTATCCGTGGAATGACATGTTGCGTCCCAAGACTGATGGCTGTTCAACGCTCATGAGGCCACGGATTGATTCGTAGAACTCAAAGGCATCGCCTGCACCTTGTCCAACGCGGGTGATGATCATGGTCTTTGCAGCGAAGTTGCTGTCAACTACCAATTGCAAGCCGAGTGGGTTGCCGTTCCATGAAGATGCTTGTCCGCCGCCGAGTGCGTTCTGACCGGTGAGGCCAGCGCCGATGAATGGGAATACTGGACGGCCAGTTGTGTCGGCGAGTTGTCCAAGTTGACCCCATACGTCTGGGCTTACGAACATGTGGGTTGGTGTCCAGTTGCGGTTTGATGAAATGTCAACTGCCGAGTCATAAACAGACTTCAGCAAGTCGGCCAAGGTGCCGTCCCAAACGCCTGACGAGTTTGCTGCGGTAAGCAAGTTGTCTGCAGCCAAGTTGTCAGAAGCGATCATGTATTCGCCCATGAGGTCATTCAAGATCAACTGCATTGCTGCAGGTGAAGTGAAGTCAATGTCCTGAACTGAAAGCGTTACTTGACCAGCAAGTGTGGTCTTGCTGATTGAGTTTGATGCGATCACCATGGTTGTTGCTGATGCAGAAGCAAGTTCTGATTGTGATGCAACGCTGGTGTGTGTGGTGATTGTTGGACGAATGAAAGTCTTTGATTGTCCGCTGTCTGGGTAAGCGCGAGCGCCTACAGCATCGACTACTGGACGCAAGAAGTTGAGGTCTTGAACCAATGGCCCAAGTACTGGAACTGGCAAAAGACCAGGTGTATCAGTTGTGAGCACGTCACCTGCAGCTGCTTGCAATGCGGTCTTCTTTGATGCTGTGTATTCAGCAACAGCCTTGTTGATGTTTGCAAACGTATCGCCACCGATGTGATAAGCGGCCATGTATTCGCCTGCTGATGGCAGTACGAACTCACGCTTGGCTTGTGCAAAAATTGGTGCGGTTGGGATTGTTGCCTCAACTGCTGGAACGGTTACTTCTGACATAGGTTCTATCTCCTGTTCTGGGACTACTTCTTCATTTAACACTACTTCTTCGGGCTCTTGGTGGATACTCGCTGCGACGGTAGCGATGTTGGCCATGTCACCGAACGCGCCGATGGGAACCAAACTGAGCTCCTGCCAAGAAGCTTCTTCAATGATCATCGTGCCTGCTTCGTCATACGAAAACTTGACGGGATTTACGCCCACCGACACTTGGTCAATGGTGCCGTCCATAGCCATGACAAGAGCGTCATTTCCAAGAGCTGTGGCGCTGATCTTGGCGCTGAACATCATGCCTTGCTCGGTGTCCACGCGCTCAGTCACAACGCCGACTGGCATAGAAGCATCGTGGTACATGAACAGGCGTGGGGCTTTGCCCTCGACTGGCAATGAGCCTGGACGGAAAATCACAGCTGTGCCATCCGAAACCGTTGCCGGCACGTTGTAGGGAACTGCGGTTCCGCTAATAGTGCGTCGTGGTGCGTCGCCTTTGGCGGCGTCTAGCGTGAAATCTCCTGCAATTAA